GTCTTTGAATAGATATGAGAATCTACCTCTTAATCTGTCAATAAACTTTTGAAACTTAATTTCATCTCTGTTTATTTCTGTTGTTCTACCTAAAGAAAACGCATTGTTTTCTGGGTCTAATCTATTGGTAGGTACATTCAATGAACGATATAATCTTTTTTGGAAGTAAACGATATCATCTATCTGTCCTAGATTATCACCGCCTGGTAATGTAGAAATTTCAGTTCCTCGACCACCTTCACGTCTTGGTAACCAGAAATCTTCCAACATTGACATATGTTTTCTATCATCACGAATCTGTCCTGTGTTTGCATCATAAACAAGTTTGTTACGATACCTAGACATAATCTGTTTCATATATTCTTCTGCTTTACCTTTTGGTAAATTACCAACATCAATATAGAATATTCTTCTTTCAGGTGCTCTTGCAAGTCTGTAAATAACAAGTGCATCTTCCATCATTCTTAACTGATTGATTGGTTTCAATGCCTTATGAAGATATGATATAACTTTTCTACGTTGTTCGTCTAATAGACCAGAAGTTACATAGTTAACTGAATCTTCTGTAAGTCTTATACCTGATTGTGATTGACCAGGCTTTTCTTGATAGACATAGTACTCGTTGACTGCAGTAACAATCTTTGCACCAGTCGCTTCGTCTTTCTTTGTTTTAACTTCTTTAACTTTTCGTATCTTTGCAGAATCTATAGGTCTTATTTCTTGAATACCTGCCTTTAGATTCTTTTCATCTACAACTAGATGATGATACATTCTTCCGTCAACATAGTATTTACGGAATATATCATGTCCATGTTCGTCAAAGTTTAACATACTATAAACGTTGTCAAATTCTTCTTTAATTGTTTTTTTGATTTGGTCTGTTGTGTCAACATTATCTAAAATAATATCAACAGACTGTGATGTTTCACCTGATGTGATGGCTGCGTCAACAATATCTTCCACAGCGGCATCAACCTCTGGGTGCATAGATACACCACGGTATTTCATAATAAGGTCTTTTTGGTCTTTAACCTTATCGTTACCCTCTATATCTACATATTGTCCGTAGTATGAACCAGAAGCAGTAATATAACCTGCACCATCTTCGTCCCTTGGTGGAACAATAGACGGTCTAGTTTTCATATTATCGTCTTTGTTAGACTGCCTCTTTATTTCAAATCCAAATAATGTAAAGCCTTTTTCGTCTGCCATATGAAATTCCTATTTTACTTTGGGGGTCTTTCGACCCCCTTTAGTAATATTTAGTACAATATTAAGAAGTAGTTGGCACTGGTGCCAATGCTTCCCAGTATTGATAATTGAACTCAACTGTGTATTCTTCAATAGTATCTGTCGTTTCGTATGACAATTCTATTGGACTTATATTTAAAGGATATGCACCTCTAAATGTATAAGTTTTTAAAGAATCACCGTTTCTGTCTATTTGTTCAATTTTTAAGTCTGCTTCGTAGTCTATTGGTGAAGTCAAACCAGTATTAGTTTTAAAGTTATTAATACCGTTTGCCCATCTTTCCATAGCATTCCTTATTGCGAAATCAGTATCATTGATGATTGTTACAGACCATGTTTCAAATGTTCTATCACCAGCCATCTTTAATATTCTTCCTCTAAATGGAACATCTATTGAACCAAACTGTGAGCCAGGTAATTGAGCAGTCTTACATAAGAAAGAAGTCAATTCTGCATCACCGTTTGCATATGCAGGGAAGTTAATTGTCGCCTTAAATAAATTAGGACGAGCACCACCGCCACGAAGTTTTGCCTTAAAGTCGTCTACTCCTAGTATAGCCATTGGTTACCTCCTTACACTGTACCTACGACTTCAGTAAAGTCTACGCCAGTTCTAACTGCAACAAAGTTAAGTGTTACATAGTTGATAGAACGTGCAGGTTTGATGAAGATTGATGCGACAAATTCGTTTCTGTCTATTACTGCTTGTGAGTTGTTTGTTTCATCACAGACAACTCTGAAATCAGTAATACCTCTTCTACCTTGTACTTCACGAAGTAGTGGTTCAATAATATTTACGAATTCAGCTCTTGTAAATTCGTCATTAAATTCAAATAGAACACTTTCTGCAGCTCTTGAGATTGCTCTTTCAAGAACCAAGAATAGTCTTCTAACATTTATCCTGTCAAACGCAGAAGGTCTTGCAAGTTTGGTTTTATCACCATACAATACAATACCTTGGCCTGGTATATTAGCGATTGGGTTAACACCAGCTTTATACAAAGTATCTCTTTGTGCTTTAGTTGGTATATAATCAATTGCAGTTACACCTAGATATTGACCTCGTCTTTGTCCTGCAGGACTGAACCAAGGTGCCCTATCTCTGTCTGTTGCAGCCATTATACCAGCGGTTGATGAAGATGCAGGAATCTGAATGTATTGGTCATTATACTTGTCGTATACTTTTAGGTAGTTACCGTCAAGTACCAAGTATGATGAGTTTGTCAATGCATTTGCAGTAGTTTCAATATTAGTTGTAATGGTTGCGGCTACTGTTTGACCGACAACATCATTTCTTTTTGGTGAAGCAACTGCGACACAGTCTTTTCTTAAAGCTGCAGTAGATACAAGGTCATTCACGATAGTAGTGTGTGCAGAACTTGTAGCGTCTGGTGCAATTAAGAAATCAACTTCGACAACATCTTTATCTTCAAATAGGTCAAATCCTGCTAATACTTCTGTATTTGTAAGTGAACCAGAATTTACTCCACTTACGAGTTCTATATCAGTTGTTGCAGTACCAGTATAGGTGTTAGCACCTGTTGATGGTTGACCGAATGATGCGTGAGTTGAATCAACTGCGTTAAGCATGTAAATGTATTCAGAAGTTTCGTTGATAACATCTTTCGCAAAGATTGATGTTCCATCTGCCGCTTTTGCGTCTGCGGCTTGTGATACGAATGGGAATCTTTCGAGAACTGTACCTGCAGTTCCTGTAAAATCACCATCTTGGTCAACGACTACGATATGCATTTCATCATTGGTTGAACTTCTATTTGATGCATATGTTGAAGTGCTTGGATATGCGTCAAAAGAAGATTTATATGTCCAACCGTTAAATAAAGCGCCTGCTGAATCTGCGCCAGGACATATACTTACTTTTAAACTATTTCCTAGTTGGCCAGGGTATCTACCTATAAAGGTATAACCACCGTCTTCTAGTGATGATAAGTTAGCATCAAATACTGACTTATTGTTGATTTCAATACCGTCACCTGCTGAGTCGGCGGCAGTTTGAAATAAACTTCCGTGTGCTGTTTTCGTTCCAGTTGTTGATTCTCTAACAACTTGAAGGTTATTACCATATTTTAGATAATAAGCAGCCGTGTGGAAGTCAATTGTGTTATAGGAGTCTGGATTGGCAAAAGCATTAACGAGTTCTGTCTCGTTAGACGCTTGCACTCTTTGCCCTACTGGACCCCATCTAAAATTTCCAACGAACGCACCAGTTGTACTCTGAACGCCAGGTACAGAACTAGTGAGGTCAACTTCTTTGACTACAACCGCTGGAGATTCGGAAGGAGTTGAAAGTGCCATTGTGTTTTCCTTATTTTCGGTTACTAATTATATGTTCTCATGATACGGTTATATTCAATTTACATATATTTATAGTTTTCCCAAATTTGAACTGCTTCTCGTTCATTTCTTGAATTTTCAGGTAAAAAGTTGCAATTTTTACATGCAGAGAACGTTCTTATACCATTTTGTAGTTTTTCTCTTATATCTTGTAGTTTTTCTGATAGCCATATAGAAGAAAAAGATTGTTCGTATACGTTACCAAAAGATACTTCTTTATTCCAATCTTCACAACAAACATACACATCACCGTTCCAGTCCATAATTGATTTCATAGATGGTTGATAACAAGGTTTCTTCATATTGTTTGCAAACCACAAATACCCACCTCTATTGGATATTTCATCTGGTCCTTTTGATATTCTTTTAGGTGTGTTCAAATCTTTGAGTATTTCATTCATCTTGTCTACATCATCTTGACCATCATAACAATCAATCTTTATTGATAATAAATCCCAACTATCTATTTCTTCTGGTTTAAATTTACCATTAAGTATTCTATCACCACTCGTTACAAGTCTGGTGTTTATATTTCTTGATGTAAAGGCTTTAATAATATTGTCAATGTTTGGATGTAGTAGTGGTTCACCATATCCTGATACACTAATCACACCGTCCCAATTTAATTCGGATAATTCTTTTGCAAGTTTATTTGCAAGTTCTGTTTCCATATAATTTTTTAAGTTAGGAAATCCCATAGAGTGTGGACAAAACGAACAAGTTCGATTACACAAGTCTGTTGGACTTATGACAATTGATACAAGTCCTAATAGTTCTGGTATTCTAGAGGGTGTAAAAAGTCCATGTTCTATTGTCAAAGTTCTTCTCTATCATAATCATATTGTACAAACCATTCTTGGTCTTGTAACTGTCTTTCTTGTTGGTCAGCCCATTCTGAACCGTCATCATGAAAACCAAATGGTACAACATCATCTTCTATTTGTTTCATTCTTTCGTCAAATAACATCTCTTTAAGATTGATATCAGATAAATCTTGAAATGCTTCTGTATATACAAAGTAACCAAATAATACAAGATTCATAACTAAATCATCATGGTTACCAGACGTTGCTTCATATGACTGACCCTTTGCTTCAAATGTAGATATTTCTACAATCGTATCTTGGTCATATATTTCTAGTTTATCATTTTCTATCAAGTCTTTGAATGAACTACAACCAATTCTTTTAGATTTTCTAGTTATCTCCACACCAATTTTATTTGCTTTAACTGATGATTCAAGATACATATGTTCGTATTCAAAGTCATGATATAATCCGTTGCATACAATACCACCTTGGTCATTTGCTTCTATAACGACATATGCGTCATTATAGACTTTCGCATACTTATATATAATGTTAGGGTAGAGTATCGGAGAGATAACATTGTTGCGATACACAGCCACTTGCCTAAATGGTGAAGTAGATATATCGATTATTGTAAAAGTAGAATAATCCTGACCTCTACCTTTTGAAACATCAACCGTCATAATATATGAATGGTTTTTTTCAGTTCTTTCATAAACTAGTAGGTTTCCACCTTCTAGTGCTTCAATAGGATTTTTTGCTTTTAACTTCATTAATGTTTCTGCATTAATTAGTGTATCACCTGTACCAAAGAATGTATTACCAAACTCTTGGTCAAATTGTAGTTGTGATGTATTTGCAATTGTAGATACTTTCCAATCTTCATCACGACCAGGCACGTCCCACCAATCAACTCTAAATGATTTAAATTCATTTACACCTTGTTCTGCCCCTTGCCATATGTTATAGAATACATTACCAACACCATTTGCAGTAGATGTTACAATAATCTTTGTGTCTTTACCAGATGATACAACAGGATACGTTGATGTGTAGAACTCAGCGGCGTGTTCAACAAATGCGAACTCATCAAGATATAGTAAGTTAACAGACATACCACGAATAGAACTACCAGATGTAGCGGCCGCAACTATACGAGAATTATTTGAAAACTCTATTGACCCTTTGTTTAACGCCTTACAACCAGGCTGTAGAAAGAAAGGTAGATTCTCTAACATAAGAGTGATACGACCTAACATCTCTCTTGCAGTCGCACCTTTGTTTGCCATAACAGCAATTGTTTTATCTGGATTAAATAATGCAAACCATAGTAGATATGCACACGCAGATATAGATTTACCTGACTGACGACATGCAAGAACGATATTGAATCGTTCACTCTGAAACTGTTTAAACATATTCCTTTGATATGGGTACAAGTCAAAAGGTACAAGACCTTTATCAAGAGAAATAATCTTAATATATTTTTCTGTGAAGTATGCAGGACTCTTCATGCATTTTGCATATTCTTTTAAATCTTGTTGAGTCCATTCTTGGACGACACCATCTCTTTTTACGAGTGGGTTACCAAGATAGTATTCATTCTGCATTGTTCTCGTTAGTAACATCAATCACTTGTTCATCATCTCTTAATAATTTTTGTAAGTCGGCAGTTGTACCAACAAACAAATTGTTATTAGTCGTGTTACCTACCTGTTTTGTTTCTTCTTTTTTATCTAAATCTTTTTTCTTCTTATTAAGTTCCATCAACTTATCGTTGACATCTGCCATATTCTTAATAAGATTAGATAATACTTCGTATGCACGAGGGTGTTCGGAAGACCTTGCAACTTCCATCATATCCATCAAAGACTCTTTGCCTTTTTCTAGAAGTTCGTAATATGTTGCTCTGGAGTATTCAAAATCATCATTTATATTCTTCTCATCACTCATGCACTATCGCCTATTAATTCTATTAATGTTGTAAATCCAAAGTCACTATCTGCAAGACCTATAGTATCTAGTGGGTCTGGCGTAACAGTAATCCTTGAAGTTTGTATATCACTATCTGATAAACCAACTTTAATTTGTGATACATCTGTAATTGATTTACGAATAATATCACTTGTTGTAATTGGTCCATGGAAACTAACCTTCATCACAAAGTCTAGTGTATATATAATTGTTCTTCTTGACGCAACATCACCTTCAAAATCATCACTAAAACTCATACCTTGCATTATAATTGGTATATCTTCTTTTAGATTTGGATATACACTAGGAAAAGGTTTGATTGTTAGTGCATATTGTGGATTGAAGAAAGGTAGTATTTGTTCTACAATCTGTAATGCATCATCTTGAGCCTTTGCATATACATTTAATTGAAAGTTTATATCATACGGTACTGGTGTAAAATATTTTCTTCTGTTTTCTTTTGCAGTACCTTGACTTTGGAATGTATTAATCTTTGCTAATTGTCTTGTCAAATCATAATTGAAACTTGTAATCTCAAATGACATACGAGGTAACTTGATTGCAACTTGTGAGTTTGCAGACAAGTCTGATTGTTCTCTAACTCGTTCTAGATATTTTTGTTTTGGTGCATATGATAATGGTACTTTTACTTGGCTAATAACTGCACCAGATGAATTTTTTCTGATAACATAAATGTTATTGAACATACGACCAAATATCGCAACTGAATTTTTAATTTTTTCGTGATAAAAATGAGTACCGAACATTATTGATTCTCCACATCACCAAAAGGATTGCCTTCACTAAAGTCTAAGAAGTCTACGGAACCAGTACTGAATTCATCATTTTGTTCGTTTTCTGATAGTGCATTTTCTTCTGTTACAATACTAACTGTAAAGTCAGAGTCTTGTCTATATGCACCACTAATTGTTGCAGTATATGTAGGTAAGAATGTATGATATGCACCATCATTAGCACCAACGTGTATAACGTGAAGTTTACTATCAGAATCAGACCATTTCTCTACTTCACCAGTCATAGTTAGATTTGTTGCAGAATCTAATAACTGACTTACAGTTTGGCCAGGTAATATAGTATCACTTGTTCTGTCAAGTGTCAAGATATAAGTGTATGCGTAATCTTTTTCTATCTGGTCTATTTTCTCAATACCAGTATCCAAATCTTCATCATTGTATTCAAATAAGTTACAACGAAGTTTAAATACAGGTAAGTTTTGTAATTGATAGAATGGTTGTTCGTGTTCAACGTGTGATATTTGAAATAGTTTGTTAGTCATAGGAAGATAAATTAAATCACCTTCAAGTGGACGAACTGATGTTACTTCATTATCCCACTTTCTAACTGTTTGATTCCATCTTCTTCTGGATACAACAAATGTGGCCTCATCACGAATCTCAACACCAAATCTTGTGAACAGGTCTCCCTCTCCATCAAAACCCTCTGTGTTTTCAATGTACATTTCTAGGACGTGTGCAGAATTAAATGATGAAACAACATCATCACCTAATATAGTGTCTTCGTTGACTAAATCTCTTGGAAGATAGTAGACATCTTGACCATAAATCTTCAATGATTCTATGACTATATCTTCATATAAATTCTGTTCAGACCTCACTGCGTCTGTGAAGTACATATTTCGTGCCATATTAACCTACAAAAAAGTCTATCGGCGTTTCATGGTCAAGTCGTAATCGTTCTCTTAATCTCTCTAAATCTTGTGTTGCATCATCAAACAATTGTCTACCATTCATAGTAACACCGCCAGGTAACTGCATACCTTCAAACTTGATAAGATTTGCACCCCATTGTTGTTTAATCAATGCAGTTGTAAACTCTTTTAACCACATATCATTATATACTTTAGTAAATGATTCTGGGTCAATAATCTTATATGCTTCGTATACAATATAATCACCTGCTTTTAAATCACCATCTGCAAACTCACCAAAGATATAAAGTCTATCTTGTTTTCTTGAGTATTCTATTTGAGGTGTACCATTTAATTTCATATCTAACAATGATAAGTATTGTTGCATTTGTTCGTAGTATGCAAGGTCACCTACATAGTTGTGCATATCTGCAATATCATTTAACATCATTTGATATTTAATATCAAAGAAATTGATACTAGAACCAAATGTTGCGTCAATGGCAAACATGCGTGATATGAACAAAATACTTGAATCAACAGTTACATACCTATTAGTAACATCATCTGCAGTTATTTGATAACTAACATATGTTCTAACTGTAGCTTCTGAATGGTATTCTTGAAAAACTTGTAGGGCTTCGTCTAGTCTATCTTCTAGTTGGTCTTCATCAACATTGATTTCTATGACTGGGTCACCTAATCTTCTCTTGCAATAGTCAAGTAAAGTTTCCCTAGAAGTTGGATTTGCCATGAAATGTCTCCGTTTATTACTCTACTATTTATAAGATTAAGTAACCGTAATACCTAAATAATATGTATTAGCTGTTGTTGGAGTTCCAGCTGGGTGAGTTTGGGCACGATAATCGTCAACACTAACAAAACCTGTGCTGGTGGTACTACCACTCAATCTTGTATCAAGTATTGAAACTCCTCTTTGAGCATCACCACTTGTCCATTGATAACTTATTTTTCCTCCAGTTGTACCACCTGCGGCAGTATACCTCATCATTTGTTGTAATACTGTTGTAAATCCTGCACTATCATCTGTGTAAATATCACCAGTTGAATCGTAAACAAGTGCAGGAATATCAAAATCTCTTGCGTTAGTTGAATCAAATGTTTTTTCAAAAAGATAATAATTTTGAACATCTGTAGGTTGGTCTTGAGTTTGACCTGTACCAGATGTTAGTCCATCATTTCTTGTATCAGTAAATATTGGATTTGCATTAACAAGTGTACTTCCTGAAAATGTTGTTGCAGTTTGAACGTGATATATACCACCAAAACTATCTTCAGTTGTATCAGTAGTTCTGTATGTGCGTAATGCAGGAACACAAAATGTATCAATAAAATCTGTAGCAGTCATTGACACAAGGTCATTACTTGCATCACGATACATAGGGAATTTAATATTGTTACTATCAACAGTTGCTGATGCTGTCGCAATTATAGGTCCAAAATTTAAACCAAGTCTAGCAACGTCTGTATTATATTGAGTCAGATAAAGATATGAATTATCATTGGAATCTGCAGGAGTACGAATGTCATAATTAGTTCCTACTATGATACCCAAATCATCTAACACAAATGTATCTTCTAATGTTACATCAGTAATATCATAACTACCACGAGTATTAAATCTATAAGCAATTATTCTTCCTGAATAGGCAGTTGAATTTAATAAAATATGTGTATCACCACTATCTGCAGTTCCACCTACAGTACAAACACCATATAAACCACCTGCACCATCTGGGTCAGGAAGTACTGCACTATCATCTTTTGCTGTACTAATGTCCCAAGGAGTTGATAAAGTATAACTTCTTATTTTCCACGAAGTTGTAGCGGTTTCATAAAGAGGATAAAATAATTTATTACCGTCTTTTGTTAACCAAAATGATTGACCTCGATTACCACTAGCATATGGAGTTTCACCTTCTACAGTAGGTCTAAAAATTTTTTTAGTTCCAGTAGAAACGGTTGATAAATTCCAAGGAGTAGTTAAATCATATTGAAAAATTTCAGTACATATTGTTGAATAAGAACCAAAATAAACTTTTTCACCATTTGCGTGTAATTGTATACCTCTTGGATTAATATTAACGCCACCACCACCTTGAATTGGGTGTCCTGTAGTAGTAATAGCACTAAAACTAAATACTGAATTTGGGGCACCTACAGATGCAGAATCTTTTATATCATAAGCAGTAGATAAAGGATATTGTAAAAGTCTGTCATTACCAAGGTCTAGAGTATATAATATTGTACCATTATCTCCTACTTGTGCGGCAATAATACTACTACCAGTTGGAGAATAAGTAGTTTGTTGGGAACTAATATCAGCAAAATGACCACTATCAAAATCAATAATTACACCATTATCTACTGAAATAGTTTTATCTCTTGTTAAATCAATTCTACTATTACCAACTGTAAGAGGATTTACATTATTATAAGAAGTTAAAGCGGCACTTGTTGGATAACTGACGGCATTAGTTTGTGTTACACCAGATTGATTTCTAGTGTCATTAATAGTTCCAACTTTACCACCACTTGCAGCATAACTTAAACTTACTGATTTATTTTGTGAGTAAAGATATTTTGCGTAGTTATAAACGTTCTCTAATTGAGTAGGTGTCATGTCTACTATGTCTGTACCATCAAAGTAGACTGGTGTTCTAGTTGCCATAATGTATACCTCTAGTTATCTGAACCAATTATTGTTTTTAGTGTACTCCCTGCAGAGTTTTTAATATTTAGTGTAGCGGCAGATGCAAAGTTTCCAGAATACAATCCTGTCAAATAATATCCAGAACCACTAAAGAATGGCGCAACAGCAAGACCATTAGCACTATCTTTACTTATTAATGTTCCAGATGTTGGTAGTGTTACACTTGTTGTACCTGTTGTAGTAAATGTAGACGCATGTCCACCAGTTAATGTTAAGTTTCCTGCTAAACTAACTGTTCTGTCTGCATTTTGTACATCAAGTGTTAGTGTTCTATCTGCAGTTAATGTATCACCACTTGTTGATGTGATTCTTGTTTCAAAAGAAGTTGCGACTGTATCTCTCAAACCAAATGTACTAATATCTGTAATAGAGCCAGGACCAGTTATAGTAGGACCTGTAATTGTTGGTGATGTTAATGTTTTGTTGGTAAGAGTTTCGGTTCCAGCAAGTGTAGTAAAATTACCATCAGTCAACGAGTTGTTAAACTGACCAGTAGTACCTTGTAGAGTATTTGTATTTAAGTTTATCGTTTTATTTGATAGAGTTTGTGTTACACTTAAATAGGCAATAACGGCGGAGTCTGCTCTTATCTCTTGATTCGTTGCATGTCCTATTCCACCAACAACTTCTATTCCTCCTCCAGCGATACCTCTTATAGTTTTTATATAATCGCCTTGAGTACTAGAGTCTAGTTTGATGTTTTCGGATTGAACAATCGCACGAACAGTTGCCGAGTCTGCTTGGTCAGAGAATGATGTTCCTAGAAAAGTACTTAGTTTTACTACCATCTATTTTTCTTTCTTTATGCTTGTGCTTCCATCCATCTCAAAATAATCGCAATACGTCCTGAACCGTCAGTTGCTTGAGCATTTAATGCCAAAATGTCTGAACCGTCAGGGAATTTATAGTCACCTCCTAAAGGAGCACCTGTTAATTCTTTAAGTCTTGATAAGTCTAGCGTATCTGAAGCAGAACCAGTGTTGGCACATGGAAACGCAGAACTGAATATTGTTTCGCCTGGTTGAGCAGGGAAATCAGCCCTTATTGATGGCGATGATGAATCTGATGTAAAAAATATGTCTCCACGAACTGCCGCTTGAGCAAAACTTGGAAGACCACCTTCTGCTTCACCAGTTAATGATTCCCATGTTGCACTATCAAAGTTTTTAGGATTTAGTATACCTTCAACAACTAGTGCTGTATTTGATGTACCGTTTGCACCCACAACAGATAATCCAGAAAGTAATAACTGAGACCTATTCAATAGGTTCTTTGCACCAAGTCTTCCTACTGCACCATTATCAACAGATGGAGCAAGTCTAAGTGCAAAGTAGGTTTGTTCTGTTTCAAAAACGTTTTTAGCACCTGTAGGGTTGATTTGATAGTTGAACATATATCCTCTATCTTCAGTAAATCCACCATCCATCATCAGAGCAGAACCCCAATGAGTAAGTGTCGGTGAACATGTGTTGGATATTTCAATAATACCAGTATTTGAACTGTGTGATGCAATAGGTCCTGCAGATAAGGTATTTGTTGCACCTTGTTGATACTGACTAAATGTTGCGCCTCTTGTACACCCAGTAAAGTTACCTGGCCCATCAGTCGCAGAACGACCTGTATATGAGATAATCTCATTATCAATTAATAGTGTACCAGTATCTGTAAATTCTTGTAAGTCTGCGACAGGTATATCTGAATCGGCACTATCAATTGTACCAGTTAAAGATGTTAACGGTGCGTCATTCTCAATTGAGTATCTTACAGGTAAGTTACCAGACCTCATATATGCTTCATCATTTACGTTGTTGTTTTTAATTCTATGTACATAATTCCATTTACCATCAGAACCACGAATCATAAAGTGAATGAATCCAGCACCATACCATGAGTATTCGATACCCATCATCTGCATTTTGTTATTATTAAAATTGTAACCAGATGGACCAGTACCATCTACTTTATCTAAATTCCATTTAGATTGTGGTACTCTTTTTTCTTTTATCTTTTGGGCACGAACACCAGATGCAGTAATACCACGATAGTCAGGTGTAACAAAAATTGATGTATTACTAACAACTTGTGTTACAAAGTGAATCTGTCCTCTAATAACAATTCTTTCACCTGCTTTTAATTGTTCTGTGAATCGTGTATTTGTACCAGTTATGGACTGACTGTTTTGTGTAACAGCAACTGTTCCAGTAACGTTTTGAACTGAAGACCTTTGAACACAGAACATTTGGTTTCCGTCAAATTCAAAGAATACACCGTTTTGGTCATCAAACAATCCTGCCCTAACGGCAGCACCAATCCATGACTTAACATAGACACTTGATACTTCTTCAAGAGCGGCAGTTGTGTCACCTAAAGTAGACGTTGCTAAAACTGTAAATGTATAGTCATCAACAATACTGTTAACTGAATATGTTCCTTCATATCCTGATGTAGTGATACCATCTAATTCAATACTAGCGCCTGGTTGTAATCCGTGGTCTATGTCGTCTGTTTTTACTGTGATTGTAGAACCACTTGCTGTAGCATTTGCACTCACACTTTGTATATCATACTTAGGTGCAAATAGTGTACCTGACGACCATAAGAAACCTTTACCAGATTGATATCTGAAATATCTTTTAGTCTGACGAACAACAGAGGCCGCATATGTTGGTGTTTTAGTAGATAGGATAACACCACCATCAAATGGTCTATGTAAAATTGTTGAGTTAGATAATGCATAGAATGTTGCAGAACCAGGCGAAGTAACGGCAGCACCACTTCTTGCAGTATATGTTAAAGATTCCAATGTAGGTGTTGATTTGATAAAGAATGGTCCAGATGCATATTCATTATTTGTACCAGTTCCTACATCAACGTGTATATTTGTGCCTGGAATGAGTCCGTGAGGATTAGTAAATGTTACAGTTATAATTGATGGGTCTGCACCATCTGATGCAATAGATGAAACAGGTATACTTGCACCAGTATATAATCTACCTTTTTTAACAAGCACTTCTTCTGTTTTTAATGAATCACCATCTGAAGCACCAACTGTACCACGAGCAAAATATGTGATTGAAGATGTTGTAGGAATAGAGAATATAATCCAGTTACCATCTGCTCTTGAGAAACCATCAACAGCAGAATTTAATCCTGATACGTTTACAACATCACCTACTGCAAGTCCATGAACTGTAGTAAATGTAACTGTAATCAAAGAGTTAGTTGTACTTGTTGTTTGATAGTCTGTTACAATTGTAGAAACCGTTAAATCAACGCCAGGTAATTCGTATGTTGATGGATATCCTTTAACAGTACCATAACCTGCCCATTTTGTAGGTTGTAATCCGTATTCAAAGTCAGCATCAATCATCGCCTGTGGATTTGATACTCTCATTCTTTCGATTGCGTCTGTACCAAAATCCCATGGTCTAATTTTCTGACCGTAATCTTGTGTATCTTCTGTATAAATTTGAAGTGAATCACTTGCACTCATAGAAGATGAATTATACTGTAATGTGATTGTAGTATAACCATCATCTGCCTGAAGTATTGTAGGCCAATTTGTTGCATCATTGGCGGCAGTAAATGTTGCAGTTGTACCTGCAAAAGTAGTATCTGCAAAGTTGTAGATGATAATATTATCTGTTACGTTTGTTATTAATAAAATCTTGTCGAGAGTGTATCGGCCTGGGATTTGGATAGTTCCAACTCCAGCACCGCCAGGAGTAAATACATATTCTCTTTGTAGTTGTTTTGCCATTAGTTTTTTATCCTATCTTTATTATCCCAATGCTATCGAGAAAGCAATTGATTGTGCAGGTGAAGCAAAGTTTGCCACTTCAGCACTATCACCTTTAGGTCCTTGAGCACCTCTCTGACCAATAGATGAATATACTTGCCATGAACTATTTATATAGATAAGTTCAATTATTGATTGTCCTAAATCCAATTCAAAGTTATCTGAATATCCTTCAATGGTTTCACCATTTCTATCTAATGTAACTGAATTTTCTGTTGCCCAGTTTGATACGTCAATCAGTCTTACATAATCACCAGTTGTTGGTGAAGCAGGAAGTGTTACAGTAACAGGTCCGTCCGTTGTACTAATTGCATATCTACCAGCATTTACGGCAGTAAATGATGAATCTTCTTGTGTATAGTTTGATGAGAAGGCGGCAAAGTCTGAATCAAATCCTAGATATTGTCCTCTCAATGCTTTATAGTTCCATGTTCCTAATTCAAATGATGGGTCTGCTCTATTAATTGTCTGTGCGGCAGGATTTGAATCTAAATCATCTTGAATTAGATTGTCAAATGCATACCACTCACCATTTGTAGCATCTCTGAAGAATCCTGCTCGTCTTATAGTTACACCAGCATCTTGTGAATATCTACCAACTACACCAATGTCAAATATATCTTGAACACTTGAATCTGCGAGTTTAATTAATGCATTTGTTACACGCAAGTCATTGTTTGATGCAACATTATAACCACCAGAAACGTTTAAGTCTCCACCAATTGTAACTGTGCCAGGAACAGTTAGACCACCAAACTCAACAGAGTCAGCAATTCCAATTGCTTGTCCTATTGAGATTGCACCTGTACCAGAATTGTAAGTAACACCAGTACCAGAACTAAAGTGTGCCCTTACTTCTGATGGACTAGGTCCAGTATATGTAAACTCACCAGTATTTGAGTTATATGCAAAACTACCATCACCACCACCATCATTTGCCGATACACCACTTCGTACGGCAGAATCTGCTCTTGCGTCTGTATAGTATAGATTTGTACCTTCTGCAATATCAGTTGTTACTATGTTTGCACTTACATATGAATTAACTCTTGCGTCTGTATAGTATAGATTTGTACCTTCTGAAAGGTCTGTTGTTGACCTTGATGATAATGCAGATGCTTGTAAGTTACCAGAAAGTGTGCCTGAGGCCTGAACGTTTCCTGATGCGATAAAGTCTTGGGCACGAATATTTTTATCTGCGGCGATACCACCAGCGACAACGAACGCACCAGATGTTTTGTTTGTTGCTTCTACTGTACTTGTTACATTGACAATACCACTTGAACCGATTGTAAATAAGTCTGTACCACCATTAAGATTGAATGGTGCAGTACCAACATTATTTTTAACTGTAAATGTACCAGTTGTATCTGATAAACCAATTACAAGTTCATTTTCTGTTGTGTTACCTCTTACACCAATTACATGGTCTACTTGGTTTTTAATACCAATGGCAACACCTGCAGTATATGATGAATCTTCTGATACAACATTTAGTATTGACTGACTTGCGTCACCTTTTGTTTGGTCATTGTTTATTGATAAACCACCACCAGTTTGTCCGAATATATTTGTTGTGTTAACTGATACTGAATTAAATGCGACATTATCACTTGTACCCACTGCTTGCCCTATTGAGATTGCACCTGTACCAGAGTTATAAGTCACTCCAGTTGAACCAGATAAATGTGCCCTTACTTCAGAAGCACTTGGTCCTGTATATGTGAATACACCTGTGTTTGAGTCGTATGATAGTGAACCATCTCCACCTGTGTCTGTAACTTGTAGAGCATTTCTTGCCCTGTTCATTATATCTGCAGAATCTCTTAATTTAGTTACAACTGAACCTCCAGATGATAAGTTAATTGTATAATCACCTGTTGTTGAATCAAATGTAGCACTCTCAACACCTGCAACTGCAACTGTTGTTATACTATCAACTAAACCAAATTCATTTACTGCAACTATAGGAACTGCAGAAGCACTTCCATAAACACCTGCACTACCAGGTATTCTAGTATGAATCATTTGTTCAAATGAACCACCATCAGCAGTAGATATTGTATATTTGTAACTTGCACTATCAAATGCAACACTTGATACACCTGCAACTGTAACCGTGCCGGCAGAATCAATTTGACCTTGTGCATTAACTGAAATTACAGGAATCTGAGTTGCAGAACCGTATGTATCTGCTATCACACCTGTTGAATCCAAATTAATTGTATTGTTTACAGGATTGTAAGATATACCTTCTCCACTAGCTATTGCATTAAACAATGCAGCATCTAAATCACTATCAAAGTTTACTGATGTGTAAATTTGTTCTACATCAATACTAAATTCACCAGTTGATGAGTTGTATGATAAGTCACCACCAGCAGATACAGCCGCTCTAACTCTAGCATCAGTATAGTATAAATTAGTTGCACCTTCTGCCAAGCTATCAGTTGTGTTCGCACCTAAATCGACTGCTTGTTGTGTACCAGCAGAGTCTGTAACTTTAAGTGTTCCTCCCTCATCTTTAAGAGTTATACCACCTAAGAAGATTGTACCACCACTTAAATGTAAGTCTTTCCATTTGTTTGTTGCAGAACCTAAATCATATGCACTATCAATTGCAGGAACTACATTACCATCTACTGTAATGTTTCCTGTTGTTAGTGTAGTGATAGCGGCAGAATCTATTGTTGCGTTTGTTACTGATAGAGTATCAGTTGCATCATCAAAAGTAAATGTTGATTTTGTTGCTAATGTTCCTGACCCATCTTCAACATATGGAATTCTAGTATCAACAAAGTCTGCGTGTGTTACTTGAAGATTAGTAGTTGGATTTAATATTAAATCACCAGATGTTGTTGAAACTGTATTACCATCAACATTAACATTGTCAACTGTAAGTGTAGTAAATGTT